TTAAAAGGTTATGGAAATTACAAAGGAGTTGATCGAGAAAAAGAGAGCGGAGAATCCGGGTTGCAAGCTGGCAAAGGTGGCACTGAAAGCAGAGGATGAAAAAAGCGTAGCGCTGGAAGTGCTGGTGAAGAGTCCTGACCGGAAGATTATCAGTGAGGCTGAAAAATGGGAGAATACGAATCCGGGAAAGGCGAAAGAAATTTATGTGCGTAACTGTGTGCTGACGGATGTGGACGCTGTGATGGAGGATGACAACCTGTTCTATCAGGCATTCTTTGCTGTTACTGAACTTCTCCCTTTTCAGAAGCCCGAAGTAAAGATGCTGTAGACGGGTGCCCGCCCCTGCTGGATACGGCAAACACAGACTATGTGAGGAAGTATAATGCGATGTTGAGCCTGTGGTTTCATATTCCTTTCCCGGAAGACTTGCCGGATGAGGTTTGGGCGGAAAAGGTAAGGCAAATGGAATGGCTGGCGAGAAATGGAATGCTGGGTGTGAAACTGAACGAATAGACGGACATGAGATATATTGTTGATTTGATAGCGAGGTATCAGAGTGCCTGGGGATTCGTTTCGGGTACGCTGGCGGGGGAAGCGGAAGGGCTGGCCAATGCGGGCATCTTTAAAGCGGGCATAGCCTTCAATGAGGCGAAATGGAAAGGTAGAAACGGTAATGAGGCGAAGTATGATGCGGCCGTATATGCTCCTACAGACTGGACTTGGGCGGAAATGGTGATGAAGCATGAGGGGAAGGAAATGAATTTTTCGTTCGGCAGTCTAAAGGAAAACAGTACAGGCGTGTTTGCTCCGCCTCCTCTTATGAGATTCAGGAGGACGAAGAATATCACGGTAACGGTGATAGACGGAGGCAATGAGGCGGAAGTGGTGGAAAACTTCGGGGTGAATTCGTGGGAGATAGAATTGGACGGGCTGGTGGTGGATATGGATGAACACGGATATCCGGGGGAAAAGGTGAAGCTGCTGGCGGAGTTCTTTGAGATAAACGATGTGATAGACGTGGCGTGTCCGCTACTGCTGGACTTGGGGATAAGGTCTATCTATTTCCGGGAACAGAGTTTTGAACCTGTCGAAGGTTTCCCGGATACGGTGAAGTATTCGCTGGTAGCAAAGAGTATCAAGCCTGCTGTATTTTCTTTAATTCAATAGGTTATGTTGTATTTGAATTTGTGTTCGCGGCTGACTATTGAACAGCAATTGGGCGGCAGGAAGGCGGTACTTGACCGGATTTCAAGCGCGGAGATAAGCAAGACGGTGGAGACGTTCGGGGATAAGGCTACGGTAGTGATACCACGGCGATATGGGAGCGAACAGGGGGAACTGAAAGAGTTTATTTCCGTGGGAGACCGGGTAAAGCTGGAACTGGGATATAACGGGGAGCTGGCTGTGGAATTTGAGGGGTATATACGGGAGATCGAGAGCGGGTTTCCGATGAAGTTGTATCTGGATGACGAGACGTTCTTTATGAGGCAGAATTCTTTTGTGAAGAGTTGGAAGGAGGTGACACTGAGAGAGGTGCTGGAATACATTGCACCGGGGTATGAGATAGAATGCCATGAGGCGAAGTTAGGGAAGTTTCAGATTGATAACCAGAGTACGCTGGCGGTGTTGAGGGTGCTGAAGGAACAGTATGGTTTCTATTCGGCGATACGAGGAAGGAAGCTGGTGTGTAAGTTCAAGTTTGAGATGGCGGTGGCAAAACAGGTGCATGTGTATGACTTTGAAAAGAACGTGAAAAAAGGTAATCTGAAATACAAACGCAAGGAAGACAAACACATAAGGATAAAGGCTGTGAGCTATAGTCGGGACGGGAAAAAGACGACGGAAACGGTGGGAAGCAAGGAACAGTTTGCGACGGTGAAGACGCTGAGCTATGCGAATAAAACAGCGAAAGAGCTGAGGGAACTGGCATTGGCGGAATATAAAAGGGTGTCTTTTGACGGGTTCGACGGGACAGTGACGGGCTTCGGCCTGCCGAGGACAAATGCAGGGGATACGCTGAAACTGATATCGGCACGGGAACCGGAAAGGAACGGAAAGTATCTGGTGGAAAGCGTAACAGTGAGGTATGGGAATGCTTTTTTTGAAAGAATAAATAAACTGGGGTATAAGGTAGAATGAATGCGGAACAGGCTTTTGAGGAATTGATTGAAACACTGGCAAGACGGGCTGCAGGCGGTGGGATGGGTTGTCGGGTGGACGTGGGAACCGTAAAGGATGTGAATGAACAGGAAGGAACATGCACGGTGGAACGGGAAGGGAAACCGGAAATGCATGAGGTGAGGCTGAATGCTGTGATTGATGAAAGGGTAAAGGATGTTTTCAGGATAATACCTGCCACGGGTAGTTATGTGATGGTACTCCAAATGGGGATGGCCGAAGGAATGGTATTGGCTACGTCGAAAATTGAAAGGGTTGAGATAAAGACGGGCAATGTGACTATGAGTCTGTCTTCTGCGGGAATTGTAATGAACGGCGGGGAACTTGGAGGGATGATTGATATTGGGAAACTGACGGATAAGGTGAATGATCTGGTGGAGGCTTTTAACGGGCATACGCATCAGGTGAGTACGACCGGGTCGGCATCGGCTCAAAGCGGGACGGCGGCGGTAATCGCATCGAAGGCAAAGAAGCTGGATAGAGGGGATTATGAGAACAAAAAGGTGAAACACTAAAGATGAAGGGTTATGGGAAGACGGGGAATTGTGCTGGACGAGCGGGGGGAGCTGAAGGTGAAGGTGATGAAGGACGCTGACGGACTTATCACGCAGGGGCTGGTGGTGGATGAGAGTGACTATGACCATGTGGCGCTGATTGTGGCGTCGAATAAAGGGGATTTCAAGGATTATCCGGTGCTGGGTGTGGGGGAACGATATCTGAAGAGTGTGGGAAGGGCTGCGGAGATGCGGGCGGATGTACAAACACAATTGGAACTGGACGGGTATAATGCGGATGTGCAGGTCTCTGACACGGGGGAACTGGTGATTGATACGAAGTGAGAGAAGGGAGGTATAAAATGAGAAAGAGAATGAATATACAATTGGGGGTTGCAGTGTTCCTGACGCTGTCGGGGTTGGTGCTTGTGTTCTGCGGGTTCTGGGTGGCTCCAACGGGAGAAATCCACAATTCTGTTCTGGTAGCCTACGGCGAGATTTCAACATTTGCGGGGGCATTGTTCGGAGTGGATTATACTTATCGATTTAAACGGTATTTAAACGCTAATAATAAGGAGGAAAAGAGGAATGAATAAACCTATTTATATTGTGATACATTGTTCGGCGACACGGGAGGACAGGGAGTTTACGGAAAATCAGGTGAATGAGAGCCATGTGGCTCGCGGATTCGGTAAGTGGGGTTATCACTACTACATCAGGAAGGATGGCCGGGTGGTAAAGATGCGGGCTGAGAACGAAATCGGGGCGCATGATAACTGCCTCGTGCCGGGAGAGAAAGTCAGCTATAACCGTTGCTCTATCGGGATTTGCTACGAGGGCGGACTGGATAGGAACGGAAAGGCGAAGGATACGCGGACGAATGCACAGAAAAAGGCTATGAGGGAGCTGGTGGCGGACATCTGCAAACGATATGAGATAGTGGATGTGCTGGGACACAGGGATACTTCACCGGATAAAGACGGAAATGGGATTGTGGAACGGTGGGAATGGTTGAAAGAATGTCCCTGTTTCGAGGTGAAGGATGAGTTTGTGAATTTCCTGCGCCCGGTGATTGTGAAACCAGAAAGATGAGAGGTATGGGAAAGATTATGTATATGATTTGCCTGATGATGTGTTTTTGTGCATGCGGGACAAGGAAAGTGAGTACGGAGCTGACGGATTACAGAAAGCTGGTGAGTGAACTGAAGGAACTGGCATCGAGCTATGAGCGAAGGACTGAAGTGTACAAGGACAGCCTGATGATGATGCGCGGACTGATGGAGAAAAGCAGTAATATAACGGATAGTGTTTCCCATCTGGAGACTTCGTATGCAAAGAGTGATGCATCGGTGAGAGGTGGAAAACTATTTCATTCGATAGAGAATAAAGATAGTATTCCGGGACAGGTCAGGTTTGTGTTTATCAATGTGGAAAGGCATGATACACTTTGGAGGGAAAGGACTGATTCGGCCACTGTGGAGAAGAAGGAAAAAACACGGATGGTGATGGAAAAGAAACGGTTCGGTGAGGTGTTTTTTTATACAAGCGGCTGGGTGGCATGGATTATTGTTGCGGCTGGTGCAGGGATATGGTTCAGGTATAAGGTGAAAAAGGGGGAAAG